TGTTTGGTCTAGCTGCCGTAACAATGAAATCATCGTCTGCCGCCACCTCATCGCTAATGAGTTGAACCTTTACGTCTGATCTTGCCATTTCAATCTCCTTATAAAAAGGAGAGGGGGATTAACCCCTCTCATTATTAGGCTTCGTAGCCCATCAATTCAATAAAGAGTTTGCCAGCAGAGTAATCAGCGTCTGTAGCTGCGCCTGTTGTTAGATACAAGAACTGATCGGCAGCGGGGACGGCAGTAAAGTAAACTTTACTTCCTAGTGTAGCGTCACCAGCATTGACAAGAAGCGTTTCAGTCAAATCACCGATTGCCCCATCCTCAACACCTGTGCCTTCTGTTGCAGAATGCACATTAATATCTGGGTCACCACCAGTAGGTGCTTCAAAACACTCCATGCTTCCAGTCAAGATGGTGCCGTTTTTCGCAGCAGTAATCTGACCAATGTGACAAACAAGTGCTGTGCCGTTGACACCAATGATGTCTGCACCACCTGTTGAGCGTAGACCAGTCAGGTCAATAAGAATACGAGTTGTAATGATGCCGCCTACACGCTGCACTGAGCTACGATAGACAGTGCCGCTACCAGTTGTAATACCAGTGCCAGCTTCTACAGCCATTGTGTTCGCATCAAAGGAAGATACACCAGTTGAGCTGATGCTTGAAAGAGTGGAGAATGCACCTGTTGTAGCGTTTTGGCTTACAGAGGTAAATCCGCCTTTGGAGCGTACCGCTCCAGTAAAAGTAGTAGTAGCCATTTGAGTCACTCCTGTCGTGGCTAGTGTCAGCCACAGGATGCGGCTGTCAGGGTTTCGTTTATTATAGCAAAAGAAAGGGCGGCATGAAAGCCGCCCAATCAAATAGTATTAGCTTAATTTAATTAAGCACCCGGTGAGCCATAAATGCCCAATGGATCTGATACACCGAAGCTGTAACGCTCACGGGCCTTGTAGCGAACATTGCCTGTATCAAAGTCACCATCCATAGATGTTGACATTGGAGTACGAACAAAGTGCTTCATGCCGTTTGGAACATCGGTTGTGATAAAGAAGGCGTCTGTATCAGTCAGGTAGTGATTGATAGTGTAACCTTCTGGAATCGAACCGTTTGAACGAATAGCGTTCAGATCGTTATCAGCAGTACCTACGCGGCCTTCAGTCTGGAGCAAACGAGTTGCAACAAACATCAATGCAGGCGGTACAATCAACTTGCGTGGGCGGGCTGCGATCAAAAGACCACGCTCGTCAACGAAAGCTGCAATGTTGATAACAGCATCTTCCAATGATGTCTCATTCAAGTCAGCGGCTACTGATGGACGGTTAGCGTTGTTACCGCCAGCAACTGTCGGGTGGTCAGTATCAAAAAGAAACTCGCCATCGCCAGATGTGAAGGTATCAAAACCAGTGTTCAACAATGAAGCTGCCTTGACCTGCTTTGTGTACGCCATTGCCCGTGCAAGGGCTTTAGTGTAACGAGCAGACAAAGAATCATACAGGTTATCTTCCATAGCTTCTTCTGTAACCGAAAAGCCCATAGCAATGGTCTCATGGTTATAGCGAGCTGTGAAAGACTCTTGAGCCGTGTCAAATGAGACCTGTGAACCTTCTTGCTTAACTGGTGCAGCACCAAAGCCTGAAAGTTTGACCTCCTCCTCAAAGCTACGCTCTGAAGTTTCGGTTTCATAGATCTCCGAATGTTCGTTTTCGTACTTGCCGTACTCAAGGCCGAACAATGCGTTTAGACCGGGCAGAAGCTCCTTAAGGAGCTGGGCGCGAGAAATAGCCATAATATTACAACTCCTTTCTTAAGCTGCTGATGGAGCGTTGCCAGAAACGACACCGATTCCGAGTTGATGACCAGTATTAAACTTGCATACCATAATTGGGAATGCTGTTCCCTTTTCATCACCGTCAAAACCACCTAAGAAATCCACGACACGAATCGGGAGAGCGGCAGTTGTTGCGGCTGTGCTGATGTCCAAAGAAACCCGTGAAATACCTAAAGTGGTATTTGCGGTTCCTTGCACAAGAGCGCAGTTAGCTGCGATATCGTCATCATTGACGGTTGAGTCAGCTTGGATTGTAAAAAGGATATTCGGATCATCAGCAACATAAACCATACCATTTGTATGGGCAGCGCCAGACCAAACTTGGCTGAATTGGGTCTGACCAGTGCTGATATCTGTGTAGCGACAGCCCATAAAGATACCAATAGGCGTGGCAGAAGTTGTGCCAGTATCTTTCTGGATTGTGGTGGTTGTGCCAGCATCAGTTAGCTTGACGACATCACCAAAAACAATCGCTGTGGATTCTGTACTCAGAATAGGATACTGACGGAAGGAACCGTTATAGTTACCTCCGAGGTTTCCTACTGGGCGCAGTCCAAAGGGAGCGGCAGTAGCGGACATGATTGTCCCTCCTTATTATCTACGGCAAGCTCCCGCTCAGGTCACTTGCCAAAGGTTGTTTTTGTGCTTCGTTCTGGGGGCAGAACGGGCATACGAGAATCAGAATTTCGCATAAAGTTATTGTCCACAGATTCGATTTGATTCTTGTTCATTTCCCTGTGGGCTTGACTGCGAGATTCTACATATTCGGCTGAATTTTCGCATAAGAGCAATCCTCCAACCTCAACATTACCTTGAAATCGAGAGTCGATATCAGGCAACACTTGTAACTCAGGATGATCTTCAGCTTTGACTGGTATCCAGCCTTCACGAAACTTAGAAGAAACATTAGTATTATCGCTATTACCCAGAGTTGAGGTGCGTATCCAACGATATTTTATTCCATCGCGGGATTCGGGGGTTGGTAGCGTACCAGCACGTTTCCAAGTTTTAGGACGCTCCGCAGTAGCGCGAGTGTCATTAGTGCGTGGGCTTCTATCAGACATTTGAAGACTCCTTCAAGAGTTGCGCCGCATATTGTTCTGCCGTAAGGCCAAGTCTTTTGGCGAGCGAGACTTGTGTTGAGGTTAGTTGCACTCTGCGTGGTTTTTTTGCACTCCTGCTCTGGGGGGCAACCACGGAACCAGTTTGACGAACAGGTGCTTCCTCAATTTGCTCATCAAACTTGTCTGGGAATGTTTTACGCATTGCTTCATCAATGCGCTCATAATACTGATCGCTTTTTGTGTTGACACCTTCTTTAACAAGTTTTTCATGTACACCAAAAGCATAACCTGTCATTTCGCTGTCTTCACCAAACCAAGCGTTTTTAACACCCCAATCTTTTGCCTTTGCATCAGGCTCTACCACCTTGGGCTTACTGATTATAGGCTCTGGAGCAGGTGCCTCTCGCTTCTTAGGTTTGTAAGACTCCACTCTAAACTTTTCATTTTGGAGCTTGCTAAGTTTTTCTTGAGCGTTAATTAACGCATCAGGATCTCCAGTTTCATAAGCGGCCTTGTATTCGTTCTTTGCTTTATCAAGCTCTGCGTCTACTCGGCCCTTAGCCTGCTCCACCAAAACACCCTCGCCATCTTCCAATGCTTTGCGAAGTTTTTGGTTCTCTTCATATACCTGTTTAGCGTAGCTAACAGCCTCATCTTGCATTTTAGAGGCTTCTTCTTTTCTTCTACGCTCTTCATGGTATTCAAATTTTAACTGCTTAATGCGCTTCTGCACATTATCGCTATATTGTTCGATCTCAGTATCATCAGGTACTTTTGGTTCAGCACCCTCTGCACGGCGAGGCCTCTCCTCTTCAGGAGTGTCCTCAATGATCTCTAACTCAAAACCGCTATCTTCCACTTCTTGAAAGTTATCGGTAACTTTTTCCTGCTCTTCAGCCTGAGCAACGGCTTGTGGCTCGCTCATACTCTTGAATATCCTCTTGGGTCATCGACAACAGCCTCTACTGTATCATCATTGATAAGACGGAACTCTTGCTTTTCAATCTTAAACCGTGTGCCGGAATAGGATCGAAAGATGACAAAGTCACCCTCTTTACAATACGGGCCGTTAGGAAACTTATCTGCGTCCTTGTATGCGTCAGGCCCAGCTTTAACAACAAACCCTATCACTGATGCGGTTTGCTCCGCGTTCTTCAGTGCGTCCGGCATATAGATGCCTGAGTCTGTTTTTTCTTTGACTTCAAGTGGTTTAATCAAAAGTTTATACCCAGCGGGTACGGGTATTTTATTTGCAACTGTTTCGTTGACTTCTTTGCTTGCAGAATACATCTGATCTCCTTGCAGTGATTAAGGCTCACAGCGCCGTGCAGGGACAGCCCCCTGAATAGTATTGTTTACAATATACAATACACTTGCCTGAAACGGAAGTCCTAGTCGTTGATGAATTTTTCTTCCAAGTCGATAATGTCTCTTTCAACAGCAGCGAGAGCCTCAACTTTACCCACAGCTTCCCTGTATTCCTCAAAGGATTTGCACCCACCGCAGGCCATATGGTCAGCGAGAGCATTTAGATACTCTCTAATCTTGGCTTTGATTGGTGAATATACTGTATCATTGTTCGCCATTTCTGTTACTTAGCTCCCTAGCTATTTCCAATCCAATTTCAGTGCCTTCTCTTATATCTTCTTTTTGTGATTGTTCAAGCTCGCTTGCTATTTTTATTCCGAGTTTAGCACCTTCTCTTTGTTCTTCTGACGCAAGCCTATCCTTTTGCATGGTAATATTTTGAGACTTCGACTGCATATCAGCCTGCAACTTAGCGATATCCATTTCTTTTTTATGTGCAAACTCAGCCTCTTTAAGACCAAGCTCTCTTTGTTGAATTTGAGTAAGAGGGTCTTGCTGTTGTTTCATGTTTTCTTTTTGCTGCATTTCAGCCTGATCCTTGCGGAGCAACTTTTGTGCGGCCTCAGAAGATAGTCTACTAAGCTCAAGCTCAACATCGTCTGGAAGGGGCGCATTCTCATCAGGCATACTAACACCCAAGTTTTTCTCTATTTCTTTTCTGTACTGGAATGCAACATGCTCTGTTATGTGAGCAGCTAAAGCAGCCTGTATTGCGCCAGCAAACGGTGATTGACCAACAATCTCTTTTAGTTTTGGATCTTCAGCAGCAGCCAAATGTACAGAAATATGTGCCTCGTGATCCTGATACTTAAATGCCTTGACTGGCTCTTGTTTCAAAATAGACATATTCTCACTAACAGGATCTGCTGATTCAATATCATCTGGAAGTTTAATTATTTCTCCAGCATCCTTGATACCCAGAACCTCAAGCATCTGACGATGTAATTTACCAAGATCATAAAGATGTGGTGCCTGTTGAGCTAGTTGCATAGCAGCCTGATACTGAACAACTCTCTGAGACATTGTTGCGGCATTAGGATCAGAGACGGGTATTACATCAATACGGCCATCAAAATCTTGTTGCCTGCTGTGATCACCGTCAACTTCATAAGAATACTGTGGCGGCATGTAATCCCTTATTATTTTTGCAAGTAGTCTAAGCTCATTTTTTAAAGAATGATGTATTCTGGCCTGAACGCCAGACATAACCTTCATGCTTCGCTCCATTAGCGCGAGCGTAGTTCCGACCGGAGCTTGCGGGTTGAGGTTACCAATTTGTACGTCAGCAACGGAGCCAATCCGTCTCCCCTCTTCCACGATGTTTCCGAGAAGTTGATATAATACCGATGATGGCTCCTTGTAAGGAAGGAATGCAATCGAGTCCCGAATTGCACCACCCGGTACATCAACATCGCGGAACTCACCCGGCATGAGAGGCGAATCGTCACCCTTAATACGAAGTCCGCGAGCTTTAAGACCAGCGGGGAGATTAGAAAGTGTACCCGCATCAATGAGTTGACGAAGAATACTTGTGGCACTTTTAGCAAGACCACCAATAAGATGAATAAGACCCGTTCCATAGAACCCAAGCCCCGGTAGGTATCTGTAGTGAACAAAGTGTTGTCTTTTACGTTTTTTAGAATCGTCCTCATACCAATTCCTCCTAATCGCCAAGATGGTCTCAGAGGACTTATCTATGGTTACGATGTAAGGTCTAGCTATGCCATCTTCATCCTCAAAAGGCTCAGGCATCAAAAGATCAACATGCATTTCAAGCAAGGTGTGCCTGTCATCCTCTTCAAGGACAGCCATCTCGTCTTCAATTTCATCATACTTTTCCTGTATGTCAGAAATATCTGGTTCAGGATCTGGAAGATCTACGTCTAAATAAAATTCATTAACCTGAAGCTCT